GAATAAATGTTCTAAGTGAGTATTCTTCATGACATTTTGACACCCGATGTTGATATGAAGAGTGATTTACCAGACCAACCACCAGCAGATCTAGTTCTACAAGTAATAGGAATTGATACCTTTTTTAATTTACCATTACTGAAATTAAAATTCATTGTAAAAGATTGTGATTGACCATCATATGATGATTTAATTCCTGTTAATCTAGATGGATTTTTGTTTATTAGTAATTCCTTTAAACTTTCATTTTCACTCACATCTTTAATTGTACTTTCGCCAGTTTCTCGACCAACTAAAAGTTTATATGGACACGGAGTAAACGCTTGATTAGGGTCATCATATGTATAGAAATATATTGTGTTTAAGAAATACGCCATGTTTAAAGGATTAGTAATATAATTTGCAAAATTACTAATTAAATTATTTCTAAACTTGTAATAAAAATCTTTTCCATAAAATTCTAATCCATTATTTCTAAATGATTCTGCTAATTCTGAAAACGCAGCTCTAGAAGATGTCTCACTAAATTTTTCCTGTGATATATCAAAATTTTCTATAGCTTCTCTTGCAGATTCACCTCTAACTGTCGCAGCAGATTGATTCCATGATTCATCGATTATCTTTCCAATGTTAGCCTGTTGAGTTCCATCACCTAGTTTTCCATAGAAGGCATAGATGTTAGTGTTAAACTTCGGTGTTTCATCTGTTTTACCAGCAGTTATCTTATTTGAGTATCCTCTAAAAAAATTATCTGTAAATTCAATAATTACATCTGAAGGAGTCTTAGGAGAAATGCCTTCTGGTTTTCCCCTTGGAACCCAGTATAAATTTTTGATTCCCTTTCCTTTTATATCTTTTCTTACTGCGTTAGCGTTATTTAAACCAATTTTAATATCTCTTGCAGCTGTTTCATCTGCGTCAATTAACTTACATAAATCTTCAAAAGTAACTGGTCTACCTTCACCAGTTAATACTCCAGTTGATGCATTACCTTGTTTACAAGAATGATTTTCTAATTGTTCTGGTGTCATCGCAGGGTTGACTAAAAAATAAACAGTTAGAAATTCATTCACATTTGAGGATGCGGTACTATCTTTTCGAGTGGTCATTCCAAGATGACCTTTAACCTGTCTCTTTGTTGTCTCAATACCATATGGTAAATCCTGTGTTCTACCTGTTGCTAATTGAAACTTGTACTTGCCTGTAGATTTAAGAATAGTTTTACCTTGTATTCCCTCAGTCGCCTTAAACAATAATCCTTTTTGATTTACATCATCTATTCCCTCTCTCTTCAATGCAGATATGGTTTGCGTAACAGTAGCTGGATCCAAAACATAGTATGGATTAGCAACGCCTCTCTGTTGATAATATGGTGATACTGTTGGCATTTACCTTATGCGTTCTACTTAATTTTAACATATTAAGTATTTATCGTCACCATCAGAGAGACAGTTTTACAACTGTCATCTCTCTAAAAAATAATGATTTATAATTTCAATCTTTTCATGTGCTTGTGCAATAGCATTTATCTCACCATCGATTGTTCCCATCACATCTGAATGTTCACCAATACCTACAGGTTGGTTCAGATATATCTCAACATTCTGTTGATGTTTTGCAATCAAACCATTGTAGTATGCAATCTGACTTTTTAGAATCTGGTCACGCAAATTAATCATAAGTCTCCCTCTAAACGATTTTCTGATTTGTAAACATCAAACTCTCCGCCTGGATATCTCTTCTTCAACTTCTCTACATTACCAGCAATAACATCATCAAGTGTGATGTTGAGTGCCATACATGCCTGCATCACATACCACATAACGTCACCCAACTCAATAACAAGATGTTTTCGATTGTGGTCACTCCAAGGCTTACCTTGGAAAACCATCTTCTTAACGATCTCCATAAACTCACCACCTTCAGCACTGACACCAACAGCAGCAGTAAGAAGCCTGTGAATATTGGAACCCTGTCCGTCAAGGTCATCCAAACTTTCAACAAAAGATTGATAATCCTTACTGGGATCGGATGTGACACCATCCACGAATAAAGCGTACTTAGAAAGGTCAACTGTATGATCTGTGTAATTTATATTAGGTTGTTGATCGTTGTGAGTGTTGTAATCTCCAGACATTTTTAAAACTTAAACTCAGCAAATTTTTTGGTAACTTTATTACCCTCATCATTATACTCTACTTCTTGTCCACTGTCAAGCAAATCATCCTGTGCTTGTTGTTCACAGTCATATAGTCTCATCTTGGTTCGATCAACTCCAATCACAAATCTTCGATTGTAAGTCGGATCATTGTATCTGTTCTTTAATTGTTTGACCATTATCTGCCCCAACGCTTCGAGTTCCTCAGTAGATATAAGAGCAAACATAAGATCAGCAGTGGCTGGAAGACCAAAGGACTCACTTGTGTCAGTAAGATCGACATCACTAGCTTCAACTGCAAGACCCCTGAGCTCTTCAGCAATCGCCTTAATATAGGAATACGAGTTAACATTTGATCCAGCCCTGTAACGTGACGATGCACATATATTTAAGTAATCTATGAATATTATATCAGGTTTGAAAGACTTTTTCAAGGCTAATTCATTAAGTAAGGCCTTGAAGTGACCTGAGTGTGCAGATGCAGTAGGATATTCTTTGATAATAAGTGACCCTTGAGTCTTCTTTGCAAGGTTTGTCACCTTGCCTTCAAAGATTGGTTTTGGTAAATCGGTGATCTCTTGTATATTTACATTTAAAAGATTTGCATCTATACGTTCTGCAATCTTCTCCTCTGACATCTCAAGAGTTATATATAAAACATTTTTACCTTCTAAAAGAACAGCACTAGCATGATGACACATAAACAAAGATTTACCGACACCAGTGCCTGCAAGTGCGATATTGAGCGTCTTGTTTGGTAGACCTCCTTTCGTAATCTTATTAAAGTATTCAAGGTCGAATTGAATTCGACTTTCTTTTTTGTTGTAGAGTTCGTATCGTTCTTCATAGTCTTCTAAGTAATCATGACCTACATTACGATTAAAGGAAACTGATAATGCATCTGATAAGATAGTTGGTATTGCATCTCGATTTTGTTTATCATCTTGTCCATCTGCTATTTTAATTGACTCCATTAAAGCAAGATAGATAGCACGGTCTCGACACCATTTCTCTGTTGTGTCACTCAACCATTCAAAATCGCATTCAATATCTTCCAGTTCATTTATCGTTCCGTATATATTCTTGGCCTCATCTTGTGTGATATCACGCCTGTCTTCAATCTCAATCTGGAGTACTTCTTTCGTTATCAAACTATTGTACTCTGCAGCATATTTAGTAATATGTTCAAATACAACTCTCTCATTCCTTTCATTGAAATAATCTGGTTCAATAAAAGGTAATACTTTTCTGAGATACTCTTCGTTATAAACTAGATTTCTTAGGATAACTTTTTCAATACGATCCATTTAAATATAATGAAAATATGTAGTCAAAATATACTTTGTACCATTTTTAATTGGTAAGCCTGCATGAGGATAAGTCCATACACAAGGGAAAACTAAAACTCTACCAGTCTTAGGATGAATTACTTGTTGATGTGGATAGAACTCAGTTTCTCCACCACTGAAATTATCGTTCAAATATACCAAAAAGGCAATCCATCTTCGTGCAGATTTATAATCTGCAACATCAACATGTTTATTAAATGAATCTCCAACATCGTATTTTTTAATACGAAGTTCTTCAAATCCATATTTACTCGGCAGTAAATCATCAGAGTATCCCAACTCCTTTAGATAATTCATTCCAAGTTCAGAAAACTTTTTATACATACCAGAATACTCTGGCATGTTACCTATATTCCTTTGATAAAAATTAGGTCGATGTTCGTTTTCAATTCTTTCATTTTTTTCTTCAACTAATTTGATTAACTCTGAACATAAAGATGTGGAGAAAACATCATCGTAGGTTTCGATGTAGTCATTCCCCATAACTAAATTCTTCATTAGCAGTATCTTCTAATTTTTGCATCACCTCTGGTGTAAAGTATTCATCTGGGTTAGCAAGTATCTGTTTACCATATACTTTCTTGCCATTGATCTCATACCTACCAGCAACATTTTTCCAAAGACCACCTATCTCTCCAAGTTCTAAGAGACCATAGTATCTGTCCAATCCACGTTCATCGTAGTAAAGTCTAATCTCAACTTCTTTGTTCTCTTTACTCAAACGTGATTTATGAGTCTTTGCTTTGATAATATTTCCAACGACTTCCTTACCATCCTTCTCTTTTTTGCGACTGAGATAGATGATTGTACTAGCTGCGTACTTAAGTCCGCTGCCTCCTCCCATTTCTTTTGTAGGGAAGTAAGAACCGATAACATCATAGGTATGATTGGTGACTATTAAGGGAATATTTGCTTGACCAAGTTTCAATGTAAGCATTCTAAATGCACCCTTTAT